CCCCTCAAAAGATTAGAGCACTCATGGAAGACTGGGTGCTTAAGTTTAGACCTATAGAATTACGCGTTGAAATCAACGCACACCAGAAAGCCTATTCCCTAGACGAGGATCTGCGGATGTGGATGGCTAATCGTGGTGTACAGATGAGAGAACACTTCACTGGCAAGAATAAGTGGGATGTTAGTTTTGGTGTGGCTTCCATGTCGAATCTCTTCGGTACAATGCGCGATGGCAAATTCATTGGGGGTAATCTAATTACCCTACCGGATGCAAGTAACGAGCATATCAAGGCTCTTATAAACCAGTTAATTACCTGGAAACCAGATACCAAGAACAAGACTGACGTAGTTATGGCTCTTTGGTTCTGTGAGATCAGGGCTAAGGAACTGGTTCAAAGCAGCATGAATCGAGTTCACCACATGAACTCAAGGTATGCAACTAGAAAAAATATGTCCCAGCGAGCAGTTATTGATTTAGATGAACTTGCTGCAGATCAACAAGTAATTTATATTTAGGAATAATATGACTTTGTCAATCGACCAAATTAACGACAAGGTTAACATCCTTACACAACGCAACGCTGCACGCGATGCACGTATGCGGGATGTTACCGAAGTACGTCGTGGTAACATGGAAGCAGTCTACCCAGACATGTTCCCTGAAGGCTTATCCAAGCCTATGATTGCAAACTTTGTGGACGTTGCAGCCCGTGATATTGCAGAAGTGCTAGCCCCATTACCTTCCGTTAACTGCTCATCCATTAATAGCAAGTCAGAGAAGTCAAAGAAAATTGCTGACAATCGTTCAATGATTGCCAACAACTACATTCAATTCTCTAAGTTGCAAACACAGATGTACACTGGTGCAGACTGGTATAATACTTATGCCTTTTTGCCCATTGTAGTTGAGCCTGATTTCCAGGCTAGAATGCCACGCATCCGCATAGAAAACCCTATGGGTGCTTACCCTGAATATGACCGCTATGGGCGATGCATTTCATTCACAAAGAAGTATTACAAAACGTTGGGAGAGTTAGCAAACGAGTTCCCAGAATACGAGACCCGTATTATTGGTAAACTCGGACGTGACATGGAGAACATGAACACGTTGCTTGAATTGGTGCGATACGAAGACGCAGACCAAATCGTACTCTTCCTACCGCAGCGCGATAATCTTGTGCTGCGTAGCACGAGAAACCCACTAGGAAAAGTTTCCGTCGCAATTGCTCGCCGTCCAGGAATCGACTTGGATGATCCGAGAGGTCAATTCGATGATGTACTTTGGGTTCAAATCGCTCGTGCTAGATTTTCTTTGCTTGCTATGGAAGCAGCAGAAAAGTCTGTACAGGCTCCTATGGTTGTACCACAGGATCTACAAGAATTTACATTTGGTCCAGATGCCGTACTTCGTACGTCCAACCCACAGGGTGTACGTCGTGTAGGACTAGAGTTACCACCAGCAGCATTCCAGGAACAGCAAGTTCTTGAGCAAGAAATGCGCATGGGTTCACGCTACCCTGAAGGTCGCTCCGGTCAGATTGATGCAAGCATTATTACTGGTTCTGGTGTTCAAGCACTTCTTGGTGGCTTTGATACTCAAATCAAGGCTGGACAAATGATTCTGGCTGAAGCCTTTGAGCATGTTATTAAACTATGCTTTGAAATGGATGAGAAACTATTCCCAGGTGAGAAGAAGCAAAACGGTGTATTCCAAGGTGCTCCATACGAACTATCGTATGCACCAGAAAAAGACATTGCCGGACAGTACGAAGTTCAAGTACGCTACGGATTGATGGCTGGTCTTGATCCATCACGTGCACTTATCTTCTCTCTACAGGCTTTGCAAGCCAATCTAGTTTCTAAAGACTTTATCATGCAAGAACTGCCATGGAACATGAACGTTTCACGCGAGCAGGAACGCATTGATATAGAGCGGATGCGCGATTCACTATCGGCATCTCTTGCTGCTACAGCCCAAGCAATCCCGCAGATGGCATCACAGGGTCAGGATCCTTCTGCTATTATTTCAAAGATTGCTCAGACTATCAAAAAGCGTCGCGAGGGCTTATCTATCGAAGAGGCTGTTGCTCAGGCGTTCCCTGCGCCTGAACCAGTTGAGCAAACTCCAGCACCAACAATGAGTGAATCATTAGGTGCAGTACCTGCTCCACCTCAACCACAAATGCCACCAGCGGCTCCAGAAGCAGCAATGCAGTCACAGCCACCACAGGCTCCTCCAACTGATGTAGCATCAATCCTTGCTCAGATCGGTGGATAATGACTACGATCATTGCTGTACAAAACAGCAAGGGTTTTGTCTTTGCTGCTGATGCACAAGTAACTGATACTGAACGACCATACATGCATAAAAGCATGAAGAAGGTTGTTGAAGTTAATGGTTATGTTATGGCTGGTGCAGGTAACTCACGATGCTGTGATGTTATTCTATTTGGTTGGAAACCACCAGTATACGATGGAACAGAACCTTATACCTTTATGGTATCAAAGTTTATTCCAGAGATGCGCAAGCAACATGAAGATGCTGGTATAACTCTTAAGGAAGACGAAGACTTTGTTTTCCTAGTTGGTTTTGATGGAAGAGTATTTCACGTTGCTGGTAACTATGCAGTGCTAGAAACAAATACTGGTTTATATGGCATAGGAACCGGAGCAGCATATGCACTTGGTGCTTTAGCCCAAGGTGCAACAATCCAAGAAGCAATGAAAGTTGCTAAAAAATTTGATATTAATACTGGCGGAAGAGTCCAGATAGTTGAAAGAGGTCACCATGGCTAGAGGCGGAGCACGTCCATACCGGACAACAAGCCAAGAAAAGGCTGTATCAGGTCCAGGTAAACTATCAGAACGTACAGACATGGTTCCATCAGGTGGAGCATACGGTGACCGTAAGCGCATTGAAGAACAAATGGCAGGTGCACCAATGTCTAAGGGTACATCAACACCAAAGATGCAGGCACAATCTGCCCCAGCACAAAAGATAACCTCGCTATTTGATCCAACAAATAATCCGGATCAACCAGTTACTGATGGTGTCCCTGTAGGTCCTGGCTATTCGCCACCACCTCCTGTAAACCCACAGTATGCAATGGTCGCTAAATATATGGACCAACTAGAAACTATGGCAGCAGATCCATCTGCTCCTGATACATTCAAAACTTTTGTAACATACGTTCGTCAAGAAGCATCTAAGGCTTAATTTATGATTTTGGCTCGCAACATTGCAGCATTTACCAATATGTTTGGTTTGAAGAACGCTGATGTTGTCATGCCGTTTTCCTTGGTTAACTGGGAAACTGAAGATGACCGCGATCAGTTCCTAACAGAACTTTTAGTAATGAACAACGGCTATAAGGTTGGTGACGAGTAATGGCACTAATCGGTCGAGATAGCATTTTTGAAAACATTAAGTCTAATGTTGAATCAAATACTGCTGATTTAATTACTCGTATTGCAAATACAACTGTTGGTGAAAAAACATTTGGCGTATTAGAGCGTGCGGCTGAGCCGTACCGTGATACCGTAGCACCAAATCTAACTGCTGCAATAATGATTGCAAACAAGAATTATCAGAATCAGAACAAAGATAAATCACTAACTGAGTTATTTGACTACGCAAAGAAAGATGCTGTAGCATCATCTCAGGAGTATTACGACAATGATCCGTCTCAAGCATGGCGACGTAAGATTTCTCCAGGACGTGCGCTTGTTGCACTTATTGGTGATGTAAAGTCTGGAACACAGGCTACAGATAAAATTGACTGGGCTAATGCTAGTTCAGTAGAATCTGTATTTACTTCTGGTTCTGCACAGTTTTACTCCGGTCTTGGTGACATTGGTTTTAATTTACTTGATCCTTTATTTGCTGTAGCAAAGGCTGGTAAGGTTGCTAAGTTAGAAGCACTTAACCGACCACTTACTCCAGGTGGAGTAGTAAAGGCTAAAGTTAATACTGGTCGCATGGATACTCTTGTTGATGACTTGAACAAAGCAGCAGCAAATAAGCCAAGCCCAATTAAACCACTCTTTGATTTAATTGATACCGGTGATGTTCTTGCTGTACAAAGTTATGGATTTGTAAGTCGCTCAAGTAACCCTAATAAACTTGCTCAGGCTCTAATTGATGCCAATCAACTTGGTGGTCGTCAACTCTCTGCTGAAGTAGCAAAGATTGCAATTGGTGACACTGCATCATTTGCTGCATTGACTCGTAAGTACCCACAGTTGACTGCACAAATGAATGCTGTTACTGGACGTATTGACTTTATTGAAAATCAAATTAAAACTATTCAAGATACAATTCAACCAGTTCCAACTAAGCGTGGAAAATTAACTGTTGAAGAGATCAAAAATATTGAGGCGTTTAATAAGCAGGCTAATGCTGACATTAAGCAACTTAAAAAAGAAAAGAAAACCTTAGAGAAAAAAGAACTTAGACCACTTGAGAAGCAAGAAGCCTTCCAAAGTAGAGTTGGCGCAGTTCCTTTAACTCCAGAAGAGTCAGCAGTCCTTGCACGTGAAGGTGGACAACAGACTGTATTTCAATCTGCAACTACATCCACTTGGTCTCGTTCCGAGTTTATTGAAGAACGTCGTGCTCGCGCAGCAGCACTAAACTCTCGTGGTTTCTGGAATGATTTTGGTGAAGACACTCCAGCATATGCAAATGAAATGTTTAACGCTACAAAGGCTGAAGCACGATTCATTCGCGTAGTGGATTGGTTTAGTCCTAGTGGTAAACTACATGAAACTCCTGCTGGTATTGCTATCATTGATGGTATACCCGGACACTTTAGTCAGCAAGAAGTAGACTCACGTATTCGTGCTGCAGTTCGCAAGGGTGACATGTCTGTTGCTGAGGCAAAAAGATTATCACAACTTTATTCAACAAAGAACTACTCTTCAGAGCGTTTTCAATTTCTTGACAAACTTGAAGAAAGAAGTTTTGTTGGAATTCTAAGAAAGCAATTCCCTCAGTTTACTGAAAAGTTTACAAAAGAACAAAATGAACTGCTTTACCAAGTTGTTCGTAGCATGTTGGAAACTACACGTGCTAAGCGTCGTGAGCAAATTGGCGATATCATTGACAAGAACTACACAATGGTTGATACGCGAACCGGTAAACTTGTAGTTAGTGCCCACATCAAGAATCTTGTTGAGCAGGGCGCAAAGCGCATAGCAGAAAAAGAAGGTGCACCTGAAGTAACAAAGACTCACATTAAACTTGCAGAAAAAGCATTACGTGAGAACCCATCTTTAACTTCACAGATTCCTAATACTCACTTTTCTACAGATTTGAATGAAGTTGCTTCAATTGTAAAAGAAAATCCTTTCTTGTTCCAGGACATTATGCGTCGTGTTGCAGATGGTGACGTAGAAGTTCTTGCTCAGGTACGTAAGTACAATGAAGGAGCAATACAAAGCACACCTTCTGGTATTACACTTCCTTTTGAGGCTGCTGGTGCAGTAGGAAAGCAAGGATACGATAAGGTAGTTAACGCATTAGATACATTCTACACGTTTGTATGGAAACCAACTACATTACTTAGCCTTAAGTACACAACACGTAACGTATTTGAAGGATATCTTCGCGTTGCTGCGTCTATGGTTGACATGAATTCCGCATACGGCTTTGGCTGGAGCGAAATGATTCGTGGATTCAATGCAGGTAAACTGACTGGCGCAATGAGCGCAGTAGAAAACATCATAGAACGTAGTCAAGCAAGGTCTGCTAGTGGTAAGTTTAATGATCTAAACAATGAACTAGTTATTTCAGACGCAAAGATCTACACTTCTGTTGGTCCTTTAACTAAAGATGGTAAGAAGATTGCAGGAAAAGCAATCACAGATACCCGTAAGGCTGCAGACAAGGGTGTATTTAAGGCAAACGATGGTTTGTCTATGACTATTGCTGTTGTTGAAGGTAGATTCAGAGCGGTAAATAAGATTGCTGAAGGCAATGCCCCATCACCTGCAGCCCTAGAGATTAACTCCATCTACAATGGACTACGTGATAAGATTGTTAGTGGTCAGCCTGGTGGAGATTTCCTTCCGGTACTATTTGATCAAGACTTTAGATCAGCAACCGCAAGATTAATTCAGTTAGATCCAGAAGATGGTTATGCAGCACTAAAGTATCTAGATGATATTATTGAGGAAGCATCTCAGAAGATTAACAAAGTTAATACTTCAAAATCTGGACCAATAATGAAGACTCACAAAGAAGAACTATCATTCTTCCTAGATAGAGTAAAGATTCATACTGCTCACCTTCGTACTTTCCTTGATGAAAGAAACGCTATTGGTGGAAAAATTGCTGAAGCATCTGGTAAAATAAAGCCAAGCATTAAGCGCAGTTTTGAAGAAGATCTTACACTACCTGGTGGTGCAAAAATTGGTGGTGCTCTTTCCGGTAAGTCCGGTGAGGCTATGCGTGGATCAACTAGTGCTAATAACTCTAGCATCCGTTTACTTGATAGAGACATTCGTTTAACTGGTGCTCACATTCTAAAGAGCGGTAACCGCAGTGCACCTATCGATATTGATAGTTCTATGTGGGCTTCTGCTCATGCTGAGTACATTAACAGTGTAGTTATGAATGATATCGTTGCTAGAAAAGCAGTTGATATGTTTGCCAATGGATCAAGCATCCAGGCAGTTCAAGCAGAACTACATCGCTTTGTAAAGAGTAACGATAAAGATGCTCTTATCTGGAAAAAAGAACGCAAGGTTGACTACGAAAATCGCAATGAAAGAGTTCCAACAAGTTGGAATGATGAAGTTGATGCTATCATTGAAGGTCAGGTTCTTTTATACCTACGTCCGGTAGATGCATTTGGCGATGAGTTAATGATTAAGGCATCACGAGGCGAACTTACTGCTGCAGATTCATCTAACATTCCAATGTCATTACGTGAACGAGTTCAAGGTGATACTGCTATTACTGCATTAAATGCAGCATCAATGGGTAAGAACATTGTTCGTACAATCTTCCACTTTATTGGAACCTTGCCAGAAGATCATTTGATTCGTCATCCATTCTACAACATGGTATACACTAGCGAAGCAAATCGTCTAGCAAAGATGCTTGATGTTCAAGGCAAAGATCCTGGTGAATATGTAGCACAGATTCGCTACAATGCCAGTTCTCGCGCATACAAAGAACTTATGCAGCGTATGTACAGCGTTGAGCGGTACACTGATCTTGCAACCTTGATGCGTTTCGTAGCACCATTCTACATGGCTCATCAGAACTCTAGTCGTTTCTGGTTAGGTACATCTATCCGTAACCCTGAAGTTGCTATTGCTCTTGCTAAGTTATACAATGCACCATTCCGTGGTGGATTCGTAGAGGATGAAAACGGTAACAGTGTATCATGGAGCAATCCTTGGACATCATCACGTAACCTTGCTATTGTAAAGATTGATTCATTGCCTATCAGCAAGAATCTAAAGAACAAGATTAAAGAATCTACCGGTCAAGACTTTATTGGTTTACCTCCAGGTCAAATGGATGTTATCACACAGGGTCAAGTTCCAATTGTACAAACTCTTGGTGGTCCAGTAGGTCAAGTTGGTGGCACATTATTCCTTGGTTGGTTGTCTGATAAGACTTATGAACCTGACAGCATACTTGGTAAAATGGGTATGAACGTAGATGACTTCCAAAAGTACATGATGCCATACTACGAAAAGACTTATGGCGGTAGCGTAGCCAGTCAAGTGGGTTCTGCTATTAACCCA